CTTTTCATGATTCCAGACGCTGTACCGGCCTAGTATTTTAACGTAAGTCAGTATAAAAATCAACTCGTCTATTCCATGATCTCCCCAGACGGTTTTTATTGTGTATCTGATTTCGCATTCAACGACTTCATCGTCTTCGATCTCACTTGCTGTATTAAAACCCAGCGAATCAAGCTCAGCTCTATCGTCGTCTGATAACTCATCGTCGCCCTTCACCCTCTTTGGAAATCCGTACATGCTTGCCATGAAACTTCTTGGAGCAGTATTTCGGCTACCGTTCTCTCTTGAGTACAGGAGTCGAAATGATTTACCGTCATTCGCTTGATCAGAACCAGTTTCAGTTGATTCAGCGATTACGAATTTTTTAAATGAAGTCTCAGCTAGCATTATTTAGATTTTCTAACTTTTTGTGCAAGGTCTTTATCAGCCTTTCCCCAAGTTCCTGGAGATTTAGTCACAAACGAATTAACTCGAGCGTGGGCCCAAGCCTCTTGGCTCTGACCTGGTCTGTGGCCGGTTTTCCAAGCTGCCATTCCCCTGTTAAATACTTGTTTTAATACGCCGTACGGCATTTTCTTGGCCTCAGCCTTTTTCTTTAGAGATTTTTCAGCTGCTGCACTAATCTCATTGATCGTTTCAAATTCTGAGAATTTTAAAACTCGAGATTCGTCCATGCCTAGCTCCTTATTAATCTTTTCGGTCGCTTTACTCTTAACTTTGCTGCCCTTAAACTTTCCGGCCTTGTCTAGATCACCAGGCATTGGCTTATATGCTGAAGGATCAGAGTCGCTCATTTTGCTTTGACGTTTAATTTGAGCCTCTTTCTTGTCCTTTTGTGATTTGTTTAAACCCTTAAAATACGGACCTGACCGACCGGTGACCTTTGCTTCGTCAACGTTTGAACTAACTGCTTCCAAATTGTCTTCGTATAGACCTGGAATAACGATTAAATCCTCTCCGTGAAAATCCACAGGTTCATCAAGCTCAACCTCATAACGGTCAACGTCCGGTTCGTAACTATTTTGATAAATTTCTGAAATGGTAGCGGTCGCACCATCAACTTTTTCTAGGACCTCATTTTGCATCTCTTCTGGTCCCACTAAGATTCTTACTTTGTCGCCGACTGAAAAATTCATACTGGTTCTTTTTTAATTTTTAGGGTTAATTTTCCGGTTCCTTTAATTAGGCGATGCCATTCATGTCTGGGAATCCTTACAGTATTATTTAACGTGGTCGGTAGTGCATTGTCCAATTGAATCATCCAGTCAGTTTCAGTTATCGAAACTATTTCTCTAGACTCATCGTCCCTGTGCCATTTTAATTCGATCGGATCGATGTTTTCCGAGAATTCTCGAACAACTGTTCCGCTGTTATCAGTTAGGTCAGAGTAAGGTCTGCTCATTACCAAAAGCCTGGATAAGTTTTACCGCCCCATAGATGAGCGTATCTGTTTATTCTACAGGCCCAATAACCCGCTTTTGTTCTGTCGTTTTTTAAGTGGCACTGATGACGAGCAGCAAAGCTTTTTCTGGCTTTCGGATCGCTAACTCGAGCTTTTAGACCTCCGTGAACATCTCCGAATGCGATTTTTTTGACTCTTTTGGTCTTGGGATTCATTACATAAACGTAATACTTCTTTTGACCGCCTCTCATCGGTTTACCGATTTCAACCTTTTTACCGTTGTACTCTGCTTCAAATAGAAAGTCCAATGGAACGATTTCTCCGTCAAACTCAGCAAATCTGCCAAGATCAGTTTCTTCAAATAGGATCTGGTCTATACCGTTCAATTCAATCTCCCTGTTCTCATAGGCCGTGCGAGCTTCAGCCAATAACTCAAAATGTGCTTGACTTGCTGGACGATAAATTGATTCAGCAATTGAAAGTCCCTCATTGATGTGATAACTTAGACTCTCTGACATTGGATCTAGCTCAGGATTTGGAATCTTGTTCCAGGCCTTTTCTGAATTTAGACCCCTACCTCTTGCCAATTTAACAACCTCTGCTGTACTCTTTATGTGAATTAGAGCCTGTTCATAATCGCCTTCTTGTAGAAAAGCCTCAACCTCTTCTGCATCTTCTGGTCTTAATTGAACCATGTAGACAACTGCATGTCTTTGCTGATTGAATTGGCATCGAAGCGACATCATTGACACGGTGTGTCTAAATTCTTTATTCACATTGTCTCTTTCCTCTTGTGAGATTATTCCCATGTTCAGTAGGTCATCAGCCTCTTCCTCATCCATTTCATCGGGAACCTTTAAGAAGGATTCCAGACCCTTACAGTCGGCAATGCCGTAATACCACTCAGACTCTCCTGCGTTTTCGTTTATGAATTGCCCAAATGATTTTACCTGATTCATTATTTCCAATTTTCTTTTACGATTGTTCCACCGCATGCGCAGTTTTCGCCTTCTTGAACAAGTTCAGCCTCATAGGCTACACCGCATTCATTGCACTTATACGATTCTTGCATTGCAGTTTCTTCCGGAGTTTTAGGTTCCACTGCATCCTCATCGATTCTACCTCCACATGATTCGCAAACCATTGTTTCTGGCATGTTGGCCTTTTCGTACGCCATTCCGCACTCATTACATGAGTACTTCTTTTCGTCCATGCTTTCTTCTATCGGTCCCTCAGTCATTTCATTCTTTAGAAAGTTGAATACTTCTTCAATGTCATCCTTCGATGTTGCAACATGATCAACTGCCCAATTGTGACCGTTCTTTAAGATCATATCAATCTTAGCTGGATCCATTTTTAGCAATTCTTCAGCAAGTCTCTTAATTGTTTCAAGATTACCGAACATCATGTAATTTTCAACCTCATGGTGTTTTTCATGATCGATTTGACCAGCCGCATGTTGTGGCATTTCCATTTCTTGCGATCTGTGTGGTTCAAACAAACCTTCATCATCCGCCATGAAACTTTCAAACGTTTTAACGATTCTCATTTTTATAGATTATTTTGTTCTTTTATGAAATCTGCGAATCCAAGAACTACAGATTTTCCCTTTTTCTTTTTTGATTTTCCGTAATTGCCCATTGATATG